ATGGCATATACGGAAGCTTTGCCGTCCTCGTTTAAGTTCAACGCAACCGAAACGGTGGATACGGTATTCAGCAAAATTCTTGTAAACAACTTATTTAAGGACAACACCTTCAAGCCCGGCGTGACGTTTACGAACAAGTACAACGAACGCGGGGGACAGATTTATGCGAGACGTTTGGGAAAGACCGCGGCGACGGTCAAGACCGCGACGAGCGCGGGCGGGCTGGATTTAACCCATACCGAAACGGCGGACAGCCTCATTTTGATCCAGAAAACGGACGCCATTTCCCGCAGTGAGAAATGCTACGATCTCGTGGAGGTTCTCCGTGCAAGCGGAAAATCCGTCGATAAGGTCAGCGAAGTCGTCGAGGAATTCAAGGAAGGGTGCCAAATTCAATGGATGTCCTATCTTCTGAAAACGCCCGTGGCGGAGAACGGCGTAGGCGTCGGCGGCGCAACGCGAAGTGCGAACACCACGGCGGACACTACGCTCGATACGCTCATCAGTTCTATTCTCGCGGACAGACAGCAAATTCGCGTCAACGGCGGAAACGCAGATGTTTTGATTATCAGCCCTGAAATGGAAACGCTGTTTCTTGCCAACGCTTATAAATCTGGTAATGCGTTTATCCCTGAAACGAACGAAGCGCTTATCAAGGACGGTAAAATCGGTCGGCTGTACGGCATGAATGTTTTTTCGTCCAACCTGATCGGAAGCGGTACTCCCTCCGTGCTTCCCGTGGCGGGTAATGCTCCCGCGAATACGGGCGACGCGGCAAAATGCGAGTACATAGTCTATGACCACGACGCTTTCGCTATCGCGGCCGATATCCTCGGTCTGCGTATGGTAAACGCGATCGACTTTATCGGCTCTTATGCGCAGGTGGAAGCGGTCAGCGGAGGCGGCGTCACCAATCCCGCACTCGCTATCGCTAAAGTCACGGCAACGGCTTAAAACGACAAAGGGACGGGTTTTCCCGCCCCTTTATTATGACGGTGAGAAGTAAAAGCGGGTGCAACTCCCGCAACCGTCAAACACAGAGGGTTTAATATGCGTTTATATTACGGCACCTACGGCCACCATTTGAGCGGCAAGCTCTATGTCTATTGGGGCGACGACAATTTAAGAACGGGACAGCAGGTCGTCGCGCCCGTGACAAATAAGCGGAGCGGACGGACCTATAATACCATGTTCACGATTTCCAAATCCAGCTCGGAAAAGAACGCCGCGGGCGAAGTCGGACGGCTGGAGGGCGAGGGGATTTTTATCAAGACCATCAACGGGCGCGACCTGTTATCTTTGCCCGGGGGGAAGCCCTTCGAATCCAAAGAAGCGTGGAAGCGCGAAAGCGAGGAACGGTACAGAAAGAAACACAATCTCCCGCCGTTGGAAAAACCTGTAAAAGCGGCTTCTCCTGCGGCTTCAAAGCCCTTGTCAAAGGGCAGGCCGAAAACGCGAAGCGGCGGGAAGCGGCGGCGTAAAGCGTTCAAAAAGCAAGCCTCCAAGCTTTTGAAAGGAATAGGCACCAATAAGAAAGCCATCAACGACAGTACGGCGGAAGCCGCAAAATCTGCGCTGTTGAGATCGAGAAAGGTTGCGGCGGATTCCGTGAAACAAAAAGAACGTATCAAGAAAATGAAACAGAAAGAAGCATTTAAGGAGTGACGACATGAAGAAAAGCGACGTACCCGTTTATAACGACCCTGTGGATTTCGAGGACGGGGATAATAAATATCCTTGCAGTACGCAGTTTATGGTTTATAACCCGTTACAGCACAAATATTTTCTGACCCCCGAATGTCTTACGCTCAACGGCGTGGACGTACAAAGGCGGTATATCAGCTCCAATCCGAACAAAATGCAGGAGTTCATACAGCTTGTGACGGACACCGTTTATGATTATATCCAATATAAAGCGGGCTGGAAAACCTTTCAGGTCATGTTATACAGGATAGCGACGGTGCCGAGGCAGATTTACCAAGACCCTTACACCTTCCGCAAACAGTTCGAGGAAGCGTTGATTATCCAGGCGCAGTATATCATCGATAACGGCATAACGACGAAATATTCCGCGTTCGACTTATCCAAAGGCAAGAGCGCGGGCGTGGCTTCCGAGGAAGATTTCAGGGATAATTCCTATATCTCTCCCCGCACGATCTACAAGCTCGATTTCATGGGGCTTACGCGCTGGTTTATGCTCCCGCAGTTCGTTCGGCTGGATACGGATAAATATTGAGGTGAGGTCATGAAAAATATACGTGTGGAAAAGCGCGTTCCTTTCGGTTTTAAGGGCGAATGGGGACAGGTCTATAAATCTTATAACGCCGAGGAGAAAACCTCCTCACAGGTCGTTTTATGGGACAGAAATTACTATGTGGATATCGGTCAGGACGTACAGTTCAAATATTTAGAGGACGGTATCGACAAACAGAAGTTTTTTTCGCAGGCCGAGGAAAATATCGTCGTAAAAAGCGATTACAGAATTGTAGAGACGACGGACGCTTACTTTAACGGAAAGATCGGGGAATTTGAGTGCGTCGTTGATATAGGGGATATCGTGTATCTTTTCGGGAGGTGGTGGAATGTAGATAACATAGACGAAAAAAGTATCTTTAATCCAAACAAGCAGACCTTTTTCTATTTGGGGCTGAAGCGTATCAAAGAAGAAATTATTATTTTATAAGGGGACGAAAAAATGTTAAATCCACAGGAAGTATCAAATTTAATCGAAGAAAAATTGAACGAAATCGGCAAAACGTGGCATGATCCATATACCTTTAAGCTCTTTTCCGAAATCGGCGAGGACAAGGGCGGAGCGGATATCCGAGGCATTTTGCGCAGCGACTCCGCGGAATTTGCACCCGTTCCCGGCGACTATACGGAGGGGAAATTTATCTATTCCGTAGATCTTCCCGTCCCTGCCGCGCGGGCGAATTATCATTTTTTACAAGTCAAAGGGATTGTCGAAGAACTGATAAAAAACAATCAGAACCTTTCCCATAAATTTACCAACGGCAACGGCATTCTTACGTTTGCGGAAAAGAAAACGGGCGCGTATAAGAACACTTACGGCACGGGCGAAACCGTTACAATGCCTTTTTCCGTAGCCGTTACATACACCGAAAACGCCGTCACTTCCGCAGACAAGCATTGGCTTTTGGACGGCGTGGAAATCCCTTACCTCGAAGAAAGCGTGACGGTAGAGCGCGAGGGGACAATGCGGAATATCTTTACCGAGCAATATAACAAGCTCTTGCTTACGGGACAAACAAAATACTATAATTTCAAAATCCCTTACGAGTCGGCGGTCTGGAATAAGTTACAGAAAGAAATATTAAACTCGTCCGTTTCTCAAAATGTTACACAGGGAACATATGAATTAAAATACTATGACGGCAGTGCATTTACCGAAGCCGCACCGTTTACTACGAAAGTAAAGATTTTCCGCAGCGGGAAATCAAGCTCCATGAGACCCGACGCCAGCGCTTTTGACGTCACTTTTACCGACTATGACGGCCCCGACACAAATTATTGGCTGGGGCTTTTGGATTTCCCGTTTGATATGAACGGCGAAGATACGAGATATTTTGAAAATAAAGGGCAACAATCTTCGTATTTTGAAGGGAAAATTGCTGACGGCGGCGCTCCGTTCGTACAAATCGAAGCTCCGAACCTGGATTCTCTTTTTATTACCCAGCAGGTTTATCAGGGCAATACGGCCTTAAACAATCAGTTTAATCTCGCCAATAAAAATTACGCGGTTATCCGAGTAATGGAGAATTCAATGCCGATCCGTTTTTTCTATTACTTTATCACGAAAGCGACAATCGGCGCGGGCGGAAAAATGCTTCTCGATTTACGCCTTGATACCGTTCAGTCGTTCTTCTTCGACCCGAAGATATCTTTCTCCGACTGCATGATTGAGCGGGCGCATTTGAACAGGTTTCAAGCAATACCAGAGGATTCCACGAAAGTGAAATTTACCAGCGACCCGAACTCAAAAATCTTCAATGCCGAAGAAGGCATGAATTTCCCTAAACGCTTGGTTTCTCGCAATAAATTGTCTCTAAAGTTTACGGGGAACGCTGCTGTTGATGATTGGCTTAACGAAAATGTCGCTTATTGGGTCTATGTGTTTATTGATTCTAAACCAAAAATAAAAAATGAAAAAGGAGAAGAGGTATCAAGTAATTATAGTGTATATGATCTTACCCCTGATAATTCTACCGTTCCTCTTAGTTTGGTAAATGAGATTCAATATTTGAACCCTACTCCTTTTTTTATTCATGAAGGATTAAAAGGAGCCACAAGCTGTATTTGTTATCCTGTATATAGAAATGCAAGCAAGGTTATCATAACACAGAGTTCATTAACAAATACGATTCGTATATATATTCGCGGGTATGGAAGGGACGGATTTGAGAAGTTAAATAGTAACACGAGTTACTACTATACGATCAAACTTTCTATTCTTCCTCCATTTGATTTTTCAGACCATATGAGTATTGTAAATGGGAATTTAATCATTGAAACAAACGAGGCTGGTGAGTATCTTTCGATGTTAGATTACAGTTTCCAAGCTATAGCAACAAGTATTAATTCTGGCATTAAAAGTGGTGTATTGGTAGGATTTAATCAAATGAAAAAGGAGATTGAAACTGAAGATTATGAAATTTACAGAAATTTGCCTATTTCTAAAGCGGCAATTATGGGACGGAAGCCCCCGCATTATCCCTATAACCCTAAATTGAACGGGCAAAATTTCAAAGAACTTGTTATTACGGCCGCAAACGGAGACTCGTTTACTTATGACGTGCAGAAAATCGTCGAGCCATATATATCATTTATGTATAGCGAACCAATCCAGCCCGAAATAACTAAATATTATATGCGTTTGAATCCTACAGGGCTTTATCTCACAGGGACAGAGGAAAACTATACGGGCTTGGTCGGAAGTACGGATAATTCATTAGCGTTTGCTAACGACCAATATTCTGCTTTCATCGCAAACAATAAAAATTTCTACTTGCAGTCCAATATGAAAATTGCAACGGGAATATTAAAATCCGCGTCTAATGCAGTTGGAGAAGTCTTTTCGGGAAAAGCAGGTAGCGCGGCTATGGGGTTGCTTACTTCTGGCGTAGATGCGGCAGTATCTTTTGTCGATCGTTCTATGACTGTTGATAACATGAAGAATGCGCCTTCTCAACTGAAGAATGCCAACGGAAATGTTATATTTAACATGTTTGCTACCGATTTAGGGCTGTATGTTGAAGAGTATATTGCTCTTGAGGGAGATCTCAAAACGGCAAACGATTTCATGAACCTGTACGGTTTTTCGTTTGATAGTGTTGCTAATGTCAAGGATTACGTACATATCCGCAAGTATCACAACTATATCAAAGCGCAATTGCAGGGGATTACGGGTAATATCAGCAACACCGCCCGCGACGACTTGCGGCAACGTTTTGCAAATGGTATAAGATTTTGGAACCAAGATAATATTTCGTATCAGTACGAAAACTATGAACTTTGGCTTGAAGATTAACTAAAATAAGACTACCGCTCGGAATTACCCGAGCGGTAGCAATTTAATTTTTGAAGTATGTAACTTCATAAGAAGTAAAAAGGGCTTTTATTGTTTCGTTTTCTGCTCCGTTGTAATAATTTACTTCAATAAAGTTTTTTTCTGTAAATTTTATTTTTACGTATCGGAGTTCATATGTATCAATGTAACATTTTTTATAGTAGGCTTGTAGCACATCTCCGCTTTCATTCATATCTGTAACGATTTGGTAATAGACGGAGGAAGTATTTACTTTTTCTTCGATTTCGGATATAGATGTTTTTCGGTCGCTTTTCATGGTAACAAGCGTAGGAGTATAACTTGGCCTAAACATATAAGAATTAGTACGATATTTTTTTTCGCTTGGAGCATTTTCGTATTCAGATTGATCTATATCCTGAACGGTACCATCATAATAAATTTTCGAAGTATAAGTATGAGCGACTGAATCTGTATAGTAAGTAACACTTTGCACTTCCGTCCACCCGTCAGAACAGCCCGAGAAAGCCAAAAGACAGAGGATAGCGAAAACGCATAAAGAACTGAAAAATTTTTTCATTGAAACTCTCCCTTACAGATTTATGAAAACATGATACTACAAAAAAACAGCTCTGTCAAGAGTTTTTCAAAAATATGGAAATTTTATACAGAGAAGCCGTACCCCGAAAGGCACGGCTTCTCTACAAAATTTAGTTGGTAGGGTAAATTGTTTTTTATATTAAGCAATAAATAAATTATAAGGTCAATGGTAGAAATTGTCAAGTTAAAAGCAAGATACACATGTAATAAATTTGTAAAATTTTTATAAGCCTTAGAGTAAGAAAAAAACGAGCGGTAAACTCGTTCTTTTCTTTGGCGTTTTAGAGACTTACAGAATAACAAGACTCTCAAACGGTCTATATATCTCAAACAGGAGTTCTCCGGTTTTAGAGACTTACAGAATAACAAGACTCTCAAACTTTACGGCTCAGTGATATATGCTCAGGAGGGTTTTAGAGACTTACAGAATAACAAGACTCTCAAACTATACATCTTAAATATTCAGTATATACATTGTAATATATCTTTAATGAGTTGTCAATTCTTTTATCGAAAAAAATTAAGAACGAGTTTACCGCTCGTTCTTTTTTATATAAAAAACAAAGAGGTAGAGTATGAATGAAATCAAAATTTATCTAAAACCCAGCGGAAGCCTTGCGTATCTTTACAAAGACTTTGACCTTTACGAAGGCTGTTACCGCAATTCGCAGTTAACCGTTTTTGTGCCAAAAAGTCTTTTATATGAGAACGAGAACGGCACCTTTGTGAACCTTGTGAAAACGGGTGCAATCCTAACCGCGCCCAACGGGTCCAAGTTAACGACAAAAAGTTATTATCTCGATTACGAGAGGGAGCAGACTATCGGCGGAGTTGAATTTAGAGTATATACGACGATTACGCCGAAAGAATTCTGCGTATATGCAGGCACGCAAACCGTCGTGGTGAACGTGGAAAGCATAGATAATACAACCCCAGACGCGCAGACGATTATCTCGGTAACTACAACGCAAACAGCCGATTTAATCGTTTTAGAGAGTGCTTATTTAGGTCAGGACGAACCGATAGACCCAACCGAGCTGGATAAGATAAAGGCAACGCTAACGGAAATTCAGAACGAAATCGGAGGCTTGCCGAATAAGTATGTGACTGTCGATACCAATCAGACAATTTCAGGAAACAAAACGCATACAGGAATAAATGTGTTTACAGGATTTACCTCAATTAGCGGTATCGGCATAGACGCGGACGCTATAGTGAAAGGTAGCGATCGTTTCAAATACCCTGTAAAATCTGGAACGCTTGCTTTGACATCGGATATACCCGAGAACATAGTTACGACAGACACCGATCAGACGATAGACGGGACAAAAGGCTTTACGTCGCCTATAACCGTTGGCGGGCAAACGTGGCGTACGTCCTATATGAAAGATTCCTTCGTCTATACCGTGGACGGTTATAGCTATGAGGTGACTTACCCCGAGAAAAGCGGTCTCATGGCGTTAAAAAGCGACATTCCCACGGACTACGCCACGCAAGGCCAGCTTGCGCAAACAAACCAAAATGTCGAGGATTTATACACGATTTTAGAACAGGCGCAGGTAGTAACGGTAACTACCTTGGAGCAGGCCTACACGACGAGAGAGACGGCCGACGGCGAGAATATCGTTGACGGAGTACAAACGACGGTTAAGGAAATCCGAGGCAAAACCGTTGCGACGGAAAATTTGATACCGTATCCGTATGCAGAAACGACAAAAACGGCAAACGGAGTTACTTTTACGGTTAACTCTGACGGAAGCGTTACGGTAAACGGGACGGCAACCTCCGACGCGGATTTTATGCTATTAAGAGGTCCTATTCAAAGTTATTCTGAAAGCTACTTTTTAAGTGGTTGTCCCACGGGCGGTAGTGATACGACATATTATATCTCGGAAAGTTTTACAGCGAGCAAAGACACGGGAAATGGCGTAGTGCTCAATAATTTACCCTCCGATCAAGCTTGGCGAATTGTTATAAAATCGGGAACAACCGTAAACAATCTCGTTTTCCGTCCTATGCTAAACGCAGGCACGACCGCAAAACCGTACAGCAAGTGGTTTGCGGGCTTGAAAAACGCGAGTTTCGAAAAAATTGTCAGCACGGGCAGGAATTTGATTGATTTATCGGGTGTTTCGCTTGAAAAAACTGTAAACGGAGTTACGTTCACTAAACAGGCCGACGGTCAATATCACGCGACGGGAACGATAGCAGACCCAAGCCAAGGGGCATCTCCGACGGTCAATATAAATCAAGGAAAAGTATATCCCGCTGGCGTATATTCGACAGCACGATACACTGTGGACGGGAAAGATATTGAGTTTTTTGTGTCAGCGTATTCAGAAAAAACGGGAGCGGTTATCAGAAATATCGACGGTGCAAACGTTACGATAAACGAAGATTTTGTTATAAAAACCGCAGGTATATACGTAAATAGAGCTATTACAGGGGTAATTGATTTAACAGTTTCAACAATGCTCAATTACGGCACCTCCGCGCTTCCCTACGAGCCGTACATCTCCGACACTCTTTCCGCTGAAACGCCTATCGAGTTAGCCGAATATGACGTCGCTTATCCTGAAACAGGGGAAACGAAACGACAGAGTAAGACGGTTGTGTTTGACGGGACGGAGATCTGGAATGAAGTATCGAGCGACACAAGGTATCAGTATATATACACTCTTCCCGTTCTTGCTGAAAACGATGTGCTGGCGGTTATTAGTAATCTTTTTGTGACAAATTCGGAGAATGGTATATCTTTAATCGGCGAAACCAACGACGGCATGGCCTCCGTTCGAGTTCGCGGAAACAAAAATGAACGTCCCGATATTGATACGCTTGACAAATGGAAAGCCTATCTTGCCGCTCAATCCGCCGCAGGCAATCCTTTGACCGTGACTTACAAAACGGCCGAATCCACAACTGAATCTACCCCGTTCAACAAATCAAAGTACATCGCATGGAAGAACGGCAGCGAAACGATAGAGCAAGGCCCGACGGATAACAGCGAATATGGCGCGGAAAACACCGTAAAACAAGACTACTTTACCCTAACAGGAGGTACAACAAATGTCTAAAAAGATACTTGAACGGAGGCCTTTGAAACGTGAGGAACTGCCCGAGCTGAAAGGTACGGCCGTGGAAAGCCTGGCTATTAGACAATTGCGCCGCAAAGAATGTTTCGATATCGCAGACCGCGCGGCGTGGTACGACACGTTGACAGAGGAGCAAAAAGCCGAAGTCCAGAGCTGGCGCAAAGCGTGGCTGGACGCACCCGAAACGGGGATTATCCCCGAAAGGCCGAGGTGGATTAAATAAGGAGAAAACATGAAAAACTATCGTTCAGCAGAAAAAGCCTTAAAGGTGGGCGTTGAAAATATTTGGGTATTACATCATAACATCATTTCAAAAAATTTTCCAAGCGACCATGAGAACATGGAGGAGTATTACAAATTGGCGTTAGATTGTGCGGACAGTATTATTGAAAACGGGATTTCTATCGGCATTCCCGAAGTCTCGATTACGGAAGCTCTCGAAGAATACGACGCTATCCCTGCAAAGACCTATCCGAAGGTAGAAGCCTATACTCTCGTCCAGGAAATGTTTAATCGGATTATCGTTCTCCTTGATGAGGCAAAAGTCGAGGAAGGCGTACCCGACTATATAAAAAACCTGATAGAAGAATGGCAACAGAAATTCGACCTTGAAGCCAATTACAAAATCGCACATCTCCTTGCGGCGGAAAGGGAGGCTGAAACAGAATGAAAGTGTATCTTAAATATCATGGAATTGGCAGGTTTGCAGAGCCTGCCTTTTCTATTGCAGACAATGCGCTTGAACTCGATTTTGAGGGCGTAAAAGGCTTGTCGGGCGAGTTTATATTCATCTATCGGATAAACAGTCAGGCAGAGAAGAAAGTAACGCTCAAGGCCTGTAAAACGGCAATTCCGATTGAGGAACTGAAAGCGGGGCAATTAGACGGAAAAGTCATTCATTGCGTTCGCGGGGTGAAAGTTTCGGAGTACGACGTCGAGCCTCTGATATTAAAAGATATCGAGGGACAGTTTTACGCCCACGGACTTCTAACGGATTTGCAGAATACGGTCGCAAGTCTGACAAAGACCGTCCGTATTCAGGAAGAAAAGATAGAGAAGCTCGAAATTGCTTTGGCCGAAGAAATCGAGGTAAAAGAAGAGCTTCTCGCAAAATTCAAAGACTACGCAGATAACGGCGTAGAAGTAACATTCAAGGAGTAAAAAGAAAATGGATAAAATCAATTTCAGAGTTCAACGTAACAACAATCTTAACGAAATCTTTGTAGAAGATGTAGCAGGTCCAGGGAATGGTAGGCACAATTACGAAATACGTCGTGCTGATACGGGCGAAAAATTACTTGACATTCAATTCCAGAACGGCGCGAGGAAAGAGGAAAATTCTGTTGCCGGGATTTTAGACAGCGACCTGTTGGAGATCGTACGTCACCGTTTACAATCTTTCCAAAACGGTGAATACAAGACAAGAGAAAACGCCTGTGCGCTTACACATATAGAAGAAGCTCTCATGTGGATGTCTAAACGCGCGGATGATAGGGCCGAGCGCGGCGTATTGGGAACGATGAATAAATAAGAGGAAACGAAGATGAAAAAGAAAAGAATTATAAACGTGTTGATTGTCGTGATTTTAGTCGTGCTTTTGTCGGTGTGCATAGGTCTGATTTTTGGCACGGGTACATATTCGGCAGCCGCAGAGGAAACGTCGATAGAAGTCCCGCAGGACAGCGCAAACGAGAGCGAAGCACCCGTTTTTACGGAGAAAACCTATCGATACGCACACAGCGAAACCGAGTATGCGCTTATAACGCTTAAGAGCGATGCGGAATGTACCATAGAAATGTTCGACGAGGAAAATACAGGATCGAGAAAAATAACGACAACCTATAAGCAAACAGGCGGAGAATTGACCGTTTACTATATGGGTGATGTTTTAGGTCGATTTATCATTAACGCAGATAATACGCTTACGGAAGCCGAGGAAACACCCGCGCCCGACCCCGAGTTCGATTTAGACGCGTTTTTGGCCTGGGTGCAAAAGTATGCCGACCAAGCGGGGATAGGGAGCGAGTACGCCAAAGCAGTAGAAGCGATAAAAGCGGCCGCTTCCGAAAAGCAAGTGACGATCTCCACCGTGGCGAGCGTGGCGCAACTTCTCGTGTTCGTCGTCTATCTCGTCTATACCAACGTCAAGAACGGGAAACTGAAAAAGCAGCTCAAAGAAGTTTCCGAGAAGCTGGATTTACAGCTTAAAGGCACCAACGGACTGATTGACGAGAGTAACCACAACGGCCAAACGGGCGATAGCACGAAAAGGGACGTGGAAGCGCTGACGAAAGCTATGGTATTTCATGCGAAAGCGTTTATGCAGTTTATCGACAGAACGAATATCGGCGCGGCGAGCAAAGAGGCGATTAAGCATGATTTGAACGCGGCGATCCGGGAGATAGACGGCGAGACAAAGGAGAAAGCCGATGAAGAAGATCAAGCACTCTAAAGAGTGGTACTACAACGCAAGATTAATCGCGTATTGGGTGGGCATGGCGTTTTGCGTCGTGCCTACTTTAATAGCAGGGATATTGAAACTGCCTGTAATCGTAGTCAAAGACGCAAACAGCACACTGTCGGGGGTGTTCGTGGTCGTCGTGGTATGCGCCGCGCTGCCGCTGTATAAAGCGCTCATAAAGGTCATGAAAAGCCCTAACGCCGCGGTGATCTGCTGGGTACTGTTCGGACTTATGGCGCTTGTCAATTCTATGGAGAAATCCACGATAGAGGGCTTGACGGTAGTCTTTGCGTTTGCGGCGGTCGGGAATACGCTCGGCGCGGTCTGCTTCAAGCTGTCGAAAGAGTTTGAGGAGTTATGGCGGCATTGCGGGCAGGTGGAGGTTGTAAACGAACGATTGAGAGGTGAGAAGTAATGGAGAAACTGCCTGTAGAAGAAAAAAAGGGCGATACGGTGATCTATGCGCCTGTAATCAGAAAAGGCTGGAACAGTAAAATAATAGATACGGTGCAGAGCGTGGCGGCTGTATTTATCTTTCTGTTTGTGATCGTCACATACTTTGTTACCTTTCAGTTTAATCTGGATATCTCGCTGAAGGATTTCACGCTTAATTGTATCTGGTTTCTGGTGGGGAATTACGCGATAGGGATATTATGCAAATCGATCTCGAAAAGCAAACACCGAAGCACGGAGGAATACCGTGAAGCGCAGGGAAGATGCGAAAAGATCATAACCGAATTAAGCGAAAGCGGATATAGTGCCAGGGTGGCGGAGTATTGCGAGCAACGGGTAAAGAACATGGTCTGGAAACAGAGAAAGCATTATCTGGGGTATGTAGGGATCACGCCCGAAGAATACACGGAGAAATATCTCGGAAAGAGCAAGCGTGAAATTTTACGGGAATATCCCGATTGCCGCCTGACAAAGTCGCAGCTACAGGCGATTTGCAAATGCAACCATATCCGCGTAGGGAATTATAATCCCGATTTTCTTTTGGTGTTCGAAGCGGATTTGACGCAGAATAAATCGCCGTCGGAGATGTTCAATACGAAAAAACAGGACGGGCTGAACAATCTCACGTCGTTGGCGAGCGGGATATTTTCTGCGCTGTTTGCGGGAAGCATCGCCTATGATTTTGTATTCAACTTCTCCGCGACGCTGGTGTTTATGGTATTGATCAAGGTGGTGATGATCTTAATCAACGTCGCCTTTAAGATCCGTTTCGGCTGGAATATCGCGTTGCAGGAGATCAAACAGAACGAACTGCGAGCCTCGGAAGCGAAAGCCTGTCTCGAATGGTGCAAAGCGAATCCGCCGAAAACCGAAGAGAGCAAAGAGGAGAGCGTATGATTACGATCTTCTTGATTTGGCTCGTAGCCGTGCTCGCTTCAAATGACTATAATGATTGAGTTTTGCAATTGACTTCAAGGTTTAATGGAAAAGAGCCAAACAACAAGCTTGGCTCTTTTTAAGCTATTGAAACTTTGGTGTAGAGAAAAAGAATAAACAAGTAAAAATAATTTAGGATATTATTGACAAAAACTAAAATTTGGTATATTATATATTTAGAGAGATCCAAAGAAAGAATATTTTCGTGCGTTTGTTGAAAATTTTAGGAGTGACTTATGAACAACAATTTAGCGTTGAATAGATTCTTTACGAAGTATATCTTGGAGGATTTAATCAAAAATCAAACTAATGAAACATATATAGAAATTATAGAAAGATATGTTATAGATGAATCAGGAAAAAGTAATGGGGAAATTATAAGTCAGATATATAAATATATGTCTAAAAATTATCGAAATGAATATTTTTATCAGAATACTTTATTAAATAAATTGTTAATAGGCCGTCATAGTTTGCAAACTACAACTGCTTTGACTCAAATTCCGGTTGGCAACTCTAAGGCTGATTTTGTTATGATAAATGGAAAGGCTGTAGTATATGAAATAAAGACGGAACTGGATAGTTTTGAAAGGCTACCAACGCAATTAGCAGATTATTATAAAGCATTTAATCATGTTTGTGTGGTAACGTGTGAAAGTAATTATAAAAAATTAGCTTCTCTTCTCAATAATACGCCGGTAGGAATATGCATTTTAACAAATAAAAGGAATACACTTCATTTTGAAAAAGAACCCGAAGAAGATAATACTCATTTAACCCATAAAGCTCTTTTCAAAATACTAAATAAAAAGGAGTTTGAAACCATTCTTCTTCAATATTATTCTCAGTTGCCCAAAGCCACTCAAGTATTTTTTTATGAGGCATGTTATAGGGCTTTTTCATGTATTCCTTTGAATGAAGCTTATTTAATGGTTTTAAAAGAGTTGAAAAAAAGAAATCAGATCATAAGAAAATATTTTGATCTTGTTCCGAAAGAATTAAAATCTTTGATATACTTTTGTAATGCTAAACAAAACGATTATCTCCAATTAAATAATTTTTTAGAAAAAAAATATATAGAGGGGTAG